GACTTCTGCTTATCCGCGGCCTAAACGTTATCATGCAGAGCTTAGTTAAATTTTAGGGCATTTATTGCGGATAGCTTGCTTAAGCTAAGTAAAAAATATCTGGGGGAGTCTTGAAAGGATTTATGCCTGTCTGGTGGACAGTAGGTATAGGGAAACCTTATAGCTTATGAGGCTATCACCAAGCAGGCATAAAAAAGGACTTAGAATGTAATCCCGTTGACAGTGGGGTGCAGTTCAGTGAGTGACTTTAAACCCGCCGAGACTACAATCTAAACCCACTCACAAAATGCTTTCAGCGACTGCCGCACCGCTTTGTAACGAGGCGTATACTACACGATATGTGAAATAACCTCAACATTAAAAAACCAATCTGGTCTAACCACTTTATTTTAGCCACAAAAAAACCCCAATTAAGGGGAAGATTTGACTAACAAGGGTAGCTGTGATGAGCTTTCGTTAATGTCGCGCATTATACACTTAGTTAGATTGCTTGTCAATTCTATCAGACACATCTCTAACAGCACCTAAATAGCATTCCTTTTCGGCTGCTGTCATCTTATTAGAGCCGCAATCTCCATATCCAGAATATAACCAACAATGATGAATCACACCCTCAAGCTCTTCTACTTTAGCCATTAAGCTAGCAATATCTTCTTTCATAATTATACTAACCTCCTTGGCTGTTAACATTTTACGCCTGCTTACCATTGTTGCTAAAACGGAATATCTTCATCCCAGCCATCATCTGTATTTAGAGGTGGTGGCGGGGTAAGATTAGACTGAGGCCTAGGCGCTGGTCTTTTTTGGTTATGTTGTGGTTGTGGTGGCGCATATTGTGGTGATGCATATTGTTGCTGCTGTGGTGGTGCATATTGCTGTTTTTGCTGAGGTTGACCTCCATCATTCCAGAACACCTTACAGTTACCTAGGATAGCCCCTTGAACCCCGCTCTGCTTCTCTACCATCTTAACATCTTGAGTTATCATACCAGAATTACCATACTGGTCTAGCTCATCAATATTAACGAACACTGTGGCGTCTAAGTACGTCCCCTTCTCCCCTTTAAATAATCTAGCTTTTTCAATCTTGCTAACGTCTATTTTTAATCTTAATCCAATCTTAGCCATTTAAATTTCCTTGCTAGTTTAATTTCAATAACCAATTATCGCACGCATTAGCGTGCGGAGTGGTCTAACCAGAATTTAGTAATTAATCTGTGTGTGAGAAATCTTGCGAGATGCTATTAACTTTATAGCAAGCTTAGCCTGAGCCTCACTTAGGCCACCTTGCACTAGGCAATAAAGAGCTTGGCTGTTGATAATCCCCCTGTGCTTTTTATCAGCCTCCCTATCCTTAGCGTCTGCCTCTAATTGTAACCGCTCAGATTCCTGTCTATCTTTCTCATCTTGAACGGCTTGCGCGGCGGCTAGCTCGGATTGCCTTTTAGCTTCAGCTCTAGCGTCCTCAGCAAAAAGCTTGGCTTGGCATTCTTGGGCAACTCTTCGTGCTTCTGCATCCTCGGCCTCTTTTTTAAGTCTGGCGACCTCTGCTTGCGCTGCTTCCTCAGCCTCAAGCCTCATGGTTTCTCTAAGGTTGGCCGCGTGGATATCTTCCCTCTCTTTGTCTTCCCTTCTCTTTTGCTCTGCATACTTTGCGTCTATCTCTGCTTGCCTCTTATTCATTTCGTCTTGCTGTCTTTTCATGTCCTCAATCTGTAATGAGTTGGTTAATGCATCGGTAAGTTGACTCATAACTTTTTGATGAAGACTAACAACCTTTCCAATTTCTTTCCTATAAACGTTTGGGTCTGCATCGAAAACCGCACACTCATCTAAAAGAAAGCTGATAGTTTCAGAGTCTTGATTAATCGCTATTTCAACGAACCCTTTCAAATAATCAAATCCATTTTGAATAGCGGCCTCCCGCTCAGCTCTGATGCGTTTTACTTCCTCGTCTTTAGCCCTGTAAGCTTCTTGGTGGGGTTTTTCAACCTCTTCTATCATCAGCATCAATTCGTTCTTTTTAGCGTCTACAGTGCGGCCACCTTCTAAATAAAAGGCCTTAGCGTCCTTATGAGCCTTAGATAGCGCGGTTCTTGCTGGCGTTGTCATCTTGAGCACGAATTCTTTAGATGCCAAGTATCCGCTTTTTGTAGTGCAATCTGGTAAAAAATTACCAGTTTCTTTTATCTCGTTAAAATCGGCTAAAACTTTATCGAACTCTTTTAGTGAATTTTCCATTATTGAGCCTTATTGATATTAAGTTGTTCAACTGCATCATCTGCCGCTTTTTTAAGTTTTCTATCAAGAATCTCACGGGTGTCATTTGTGGCTTTGATAATCGTTAACTTATCTCTCATTTGCGGGATAATCCTATTCATCACCAAGCTAATCGCGTTAGTGTTTGGACACAGGGACAAAGCATTAACTTGCTTGTCGAACCAAGATTTAAATTCTTCATTAGCTTGAGCAATTTTTTCATCGTCCCCGCTTCCAACCCTAGCTTTAGCATCCATCATATTTACATATTCAGCATCATCAAATTGACCTAGGAACACATCAGCACTAAACCCTAGTTTCGATAGCGCCTTGCTCATCGTGTTGGTTTCTGCTTTCTTGGCAAAATCTGGATCTACTCTTGAACCATTCTTCATTGGCCAAGCGTTTGTTATTGGAAAAGTGGCTTTCTTGTCATTCAATATATAAAAGAACACCGCGTTAATAATTACTAATCCGTTATCAGCCACAAACTGATAATCAAATTGTATGGACTCAAACCCCCACCCCATACCGTAACAACCAAATTGTTTAGTAGCTTCTCTAATCTGGTACTGAGGGCTTACTGATGTATAGCCGCCGCGTTGTGTTACGTGCTTGGTAAAGCTAGGGTCTGTCTCGCAAACACTTTCCCACAATGATAAATTGCTCATTTCTCACCCCTAATATGTTTCTTTCTTGCATCTTCAAAGCACTCTAAAGCCGAATCAAAAAAATCAGGCATTGACAAAGCCTCGATACCCTCCTTACTTCTCTCCATGTTAACTTCAAGTATTAATCGCTTAGCTCTCTTTATAGTGCTTAGCTTTATCCTCTGTTGGATTGTTCTCATTTAATTGTATTCCTTATTGACGATGACATAAATGTAATCCACAATGTCCCCACTGTCAACAACAAGTGAGATTAAAATGATTAGAAATACAGAGATAGAAATACACGGAACTCAAGTTCCAGTTAAATACAAGGTTGAGGATGGTGACGTGATGTGGGTAACACCTATTATTAACTGTCAAGCTTTCGTCTGCGATTGGCTGCTAGATATTGACTCAATACGCGAAGCCCTAGAAGACCACCACGCCAATCTATTAGAAGAGGAAAATATCAATGTCTAAATATATTATCGGAGTCGACCCAGACAGCGACAAGCACGGTATTGCTATTTACCAAGACGGTGAGTTAGTACGCCTGTCAAGCATGCAGTTGCTAGGATTAAAGGGTTTTATAGATAGCCTCGTAAAAACTAGCAAGATAGATAGCTTAGAGATTCACATGGAGGACACTTGCGCCAACAACGCGGCATTTAAAAAAAGAGGCGTTAAAAACTCTAAATCAGGTACGGCGGTAAATCGGGGTGTCGGGAGGTGTCAGCAAGCACAAATTGAATTAGAGAGGCTTTTTGATTATTGCGAGATAACAGTCGTCAAGCACAAAATAAGCAAGCAGTGGAAAGACGCCGCATACGGGAAAATGATGTTTGAACAGGCTACAGGATGGAAAGGAAGGAGCAACGAGGATACCCGTAGCGCGAGCTGGTTTGGGTATCTAGGGACGAAAAAATGAAATACTTATTTGCTGGAACCATGAAGCAAGACGAATTTGACCAACTATTTTCAATGTCTGGACTTAGAAGTGAGTCAGTAAAAATAGCCCTTAGCAATTCACTGGTTAAGGGCTACGATGATGCAATATCAATACTTCATCTAACTAGCCAAAGTAATTTTAGTCGAGACCTTAACAAGCTGGAATCATTATACGTAAAAATTCAGAAGTATAACGAGGTGATTGGAGTTAGAAGAATCACCTCGTAGCTATAAATCAGATAAGTGATATAAATTTAATATAAAAAATGCGCCATCGGAAGGCGCATTTTTTATAACACTACAAGAATTATCAACATCTATTATGAGCCAACATAGTCGTAACCTTGGAGATTACGCGATAAAAGATACCAATGAATATGATAAAAATCAACTGTTACATCCATCAAAAACCCTCCCTTTAATAAAGGAGGGGGACAACTATGTTACCAAGCGTATTGAACACCATCACCCGCGTTTAACCAGCAGTGTTAGAAACAATCTCCTCGCTGTTAGCTAATATATTAACTCCGTTAGTCTCGACGGTTGCATGCGCATAAGAAGTCAAAAAAGAAAGAGCTATCGCTGTATATATCGTTGTTTTTTTCATATTTTCCCATATTGAACTGTTTTGAATAATCAGCGCAATATATCACAAGATAAAAAATATCCCACTTTAGATTTAAAAGACTGTATGTTGGAGGTAATTTAATTTTAAATTAGTTATTGACATACTTATTGGTATGCGTATACTGGCTGCAATCAAACACAAATAGGGTTACGCAATGTTTCTACCAGAATATAATAGCACTGCTATGCAAAGAAATGCGCAGAAGGTTTTTGAAGCTGCAAATAAGGGGCCGATTATTATAAATCGACTATCCAAAGAAGGAATGGTTATGCTAACTAAAACTGCATACGCCAAATTAGTTATGAATCAGAAGTAAAAAAAACCCCCGTATCAGCGAGGGTTCTTTACAGTATTCTTTAAAGTATTCTTTAAAAAATAACAATATGGAAACACAATAACCATATTTATCATACACTTACAGGATAATTATACATGCTTTGGATTAAACATGATACAGACGCGAATCAAGACGCGAAAATGCAAAATGTACTTCTTGATTACGGGATTGAAGGTTACGGGCTTTACTGGTATTGCCTTGAGTTAATCGCTGGAAAAGTAAACAAGGATAATATAACTTTTGAACTTGAGCATGACGCTAGAATAATCGCTCGAAATATAGGCTCTACAGTTCAAAAAGTAGAAGAAATGATGCGTTATTTTGTTAAATCTGGACTTTTTGAAAGCTCACATGGTGTTATAACATGCTTAAAAATAGCAAAAAGACTAGATCAGTCAATGACAAGTAACCCGCAAATGCGTGAAATCATTGACAATTTTAAGCGTCATGATGGAGTCATGATGGAGTCATGCCAGAGTCATGATGGAGTCATGCAAGATAAGATTAGATTAGATAAGATTAGATTAGATAAGAGTAGAATAGATAAAAGAGATGCAAGAGTCACCGCTAAAGCGGTTAATTATTCTGTCTTGCAGATGAATGATATTGATTTGTCTGAACTAAAAAGAATCAGGAAGCAGAACAACGGCAAGGCAATAACACAGAGGGTCGCTAACGAGCTAGCCAAGCAGTTTTCACTAGCTTCTGAGGCTGGATACTCAATTGACGAGGTATTTACAGAGTGGGAGACCAGAGGATGGAAATCGTTTAAATCCGAATGGCTAAAACCAAAATCTGACAATTCAGGACTTTCAGCGCTGGCAAAGAAAAACATTAAAAATACCGAAGGGGGTTGGTAATGATTGAATCTGACAAGCAGAATTTTAGAGAGTTAATGATCGGAGTTGGTGAATTATACAACAAGGAAATAACAATACCGTTGTTAAGAATATACTTTAACACGCTAAAAGTCCTTAGTATTGAAGACGTTGAGATTGGTATCAGCAAACACACTGCAAATACAACTAGCGGTTCATTTATGCCAAAACCAGCGGATATCATAAGACAAATTGAGTTATGCAAGCCGTCTACAGATGATCTGGCTGAAATGGCATGGTTGCAGATAATCAACAAAATAAAAACCAAGGGAGCATATGGGAAACTAGATTTAGACGACAAGCAAGCTATGGCTGCCGCTAAAAATCTAGGAACATGGCAGTCTTTATGCCATACAGACTCAGATAAAATTCAATGGAAGAAAAAAGAGTTTATTGAAATATACAAAACATTCGATAAAACACCAACAGAAATGCTCCCCAATAATCTTGCTGGTATCATAGAGCTTAAAAACCATAGAAAACAAACAACAATGAAATCCTTAAAGGAAATGGATTTAGGATTGATTATCAAAAAGTAGTTCCATCCACGCATATTTTATTGCATATCTAGTTATGCGTGGATATATAATATCCACACTCTAAAATTACAATAATCAAAATTAATAATGCAATTTTTCAAAAAAGATAGGTGCTTACTTGTTGATGAGGACAATCACTACACTGGTTTAGCTTTGAAAGCACGAAAGTCTATAGGGTCATTAAACTCAGGACGTACTGAGCTGATAATGCCTACGGTAGAGGCTGCTAGCGCTTCGGCTATTGCTGACTACTGGATTGCTAAAATGATAAACCCATCATCTAGGGACGTACACATGGAAGAGGCTATGGAGCAGTACGTTAAAAAATTAGCGGAAATTGAGGTCGAAAGAGTACTAAAACAGATTGACGATTCTGAACTTGACGGCTGGTAAATTAATCAGGAGGCACAATGAAATTCCACGGATACCCAAGCATGTATTATTCAAGACATGGAATATCTGATTTAAAATTCGTCACTTCGAGGATGAAAGTTATCCCAGAAGATTTAAAAATTCAGATTAGTGATCAATACGAGGCCTTCGGGCCTGCTCGAGGTGGTGAATATCGAAAGTCGGCTAACATCTGGCTGAATAGCGAAGCTTTGAAGTACAAATACATTTCAAACAAGAAGGATGATTCTAGAGAGCGCGTGGATATCGAATGTAATGCCCCTAAGGAGGCTGCTAGGGAGTTTAAAGCTAAGGTTGATGCCAACACTCCAGCTAAGAAAAAAAGCTTCTTAGATGGCCTCCTAGATGATGTAGATGAAAAATACGGCAACGGGTGTAAAAATTAATGTTTTTCACTAGAAAAAACTCTGTCCAAATAGCAATCTACTACCTGTCAGAAACAATAAACCGTGGCGATGTTATGAAAGGAAATAGAGACCTAGCTGATGTTATAGGAATAGGATTACCGCAACTTAGAGAAGCAATGGCCATTCTAAAGACCCGAGGAATAATACAAATAGAACATGGTAAAAAGAAAATTGTTATTTCAGACCCGCTAGGAAGTGAAGAACATTATTGATTTAGATGACGATAGCAAGCTTTATAAGTTGCTATCGTCACTAAAAACTATTTATCTTGCTAATTTAATTGAATATACATCAACAGTGGTTTGCGTCCAATCCCTGTCAACTTCACCATGAATAGTTACTAGGGTATATGGTGTTGTCGCTACTCCGCCCCAATCACGGTGGTCAATCTCAACGACTATCTCACCAGTGTAATCTCTAAACATGTAATCCTCATCACCTAAAGCGGCAACAATATGACCCGTCAATATAACGTGTGAATCGTCTCTAGCATCTCGGGCAACTTGAACAGAGTTAACCGCTGGAGCATTCGGGCCAACAAATCCACATTGATGAGAAATACCTTGTTGGTAAATATTTTGCTGAGGAATAACTTGCTGATAAGCATTTTGTTGCGGGATGTTTTGTTGAGGAACATTTTGATTAGCAAACGCTGTTGTTGAGGTAGCAGCTAGCAGTAAAATTGCACGTTTTCTCATAGTAAATTAAACCCTATTGTTAGGGTGTAACTGAATTATCAATAAATGATATCAATGTACTACCAAAAAAAACATGAAAAAATCGTTAATTATGTTTAACGCACTCATAAAAACCAACTGGTTAGACCTCTAAGCGTTATTTAATGTTGTACTATTTAGAAACTTAATAGGGTAACGATTATGACCATCCTTAAATCACTTAAGTGATATAAATATATAAATTTTAACAAGGGTAAAAAGATGAGCGAAGTCACAAAGTTTTATTATGAAGAGGGTTACAACTCAAAGGTAACTGACTTCAACCCGTACAGCCGTAACAGTCAAATACTTTGCCACCATGCCTTTGAGTGCGGTTACGTAGATAAGCATAGGCGTTCTAGTGCGATGTCTTTTTAGTTATGATGACTGAGCACCTAAACTAATAAGGGGAAATTGTGATAGATTTTTCAAGCGAAGGCTTAACAGATAAGTTGGAATACAGCGACAGAGTAAAGATTGAGGCTAAGAATAAGCTAGCAGCCTATGACGCCAAAAGACAAACTAGCTCAAGAAGTTTAATTATTGCAGATATTAAAGATGGTCAGCGCGTTGTTCGAAGGTGGTGCGGCAATAAAAATGATGACTCAATATTAATGCAAACTATTAAGATAGGATTTTAAAATGAATAACTCACGATTATCAAAGCAACTGAAACGTCATGAAGATTTAAGATTAAAGCCTTACAAATGCACAGCAAATAAAATAACTATTGGATACGGTCGAAATTTAGAACAAAACGGAATAACCAAACTCGAAGCTGAAGGGCTATTGCAAAACGATATTGTTTATTTCTTTGATATCCTGCCTAATAAAATAGAGTTCTTTCACTTATTGAGCAAACCTAGGGCTGATGTGCTCGTTAATATGGCGTTCAACCTTGGAGTTAATGGGCTTCTAAGATTCAAGAAGATGCTAGCGGCAGTTGAAGCTGGCGATTATCTGACAGCTTCGAAGGAAATGCTTAATAGTAAATGGGCTGAGCAGACCGGAGATAGAGCACTAGAACTTTCTATGCAAATGGAAAAAGGGGAATATATGTAATGGCAATCACTGCCGATATAGTCGAGGGAGTTGTTAAAGGCGCGGCTAGTGGTCTTGACGCCCTTTTCACCTCAGATAAAGAAAGGCTTGAGGGTTACAATAAAACGCTTGAGATAGTCACACAGCCCCAAATACTCCAAGCGCTAAACAATATAGAAGACTCAAAGGCCAAATCATTCTTTCAATCTGGTTGGCGTCCATTCCTCGGCTGGATGGCTGGTTTTTGTTTGATGTATGCGTGGTTTTTTAAAGACCTAATGATATCAATTATGGTTATATCGATGGATACGGCCAATTTCACAAGACTTTTGCCGTACCTCCCTAGAGTTGACGCTAGTGAAATGCTAGCGCTTGTCATGGCGCTTCTAGGGCTTGGTGGTATGAGAACTTATGAAAAGTTCAAGGGGGTTTCAAAGTAAAACTAAGCCCCTAATTAAAGGGGCTTATCAATAACTACCATAAGATATATAAAAGTTATACCTCAATCCAACCCTGAATTTCTAATTTTCCACCACTCCTAATTGCTGCAAGGGGGCCAAAATTTAAATAAAATGAATCTTGAGAAAATGAGAATGGTATAATTAAACCGTCTTCTATCATAGTAGCCGTAGCAGTAGTTACCTTCTCTCCATATGTGGTGGTTACGGGATGATTCGAACTGTCACTATCATAGGTACTAGCATAATTTCCAGTCGATACGGTACTAAATGATGATGTCTCTTTGGCTATTACAGCTCCAGCAAGTGGCGAAATCATGCCGCCAAACGGGATTCTTAATGTTGATACTTGGCTGCCTGTTGGAGCTGACAAGTTGTCTACCATTTTAGCCTTTACCATTGTCGATGTATCGGCTATATTTCTGACCTCCTCCATACCGCCACCAGCATCTTCGTATAAGAATGAACCACAATATCTATAATGGTCTTTATTGTCTGGAGCAAGCAATATCCAATCTCCAAATCCTATGCTTCCAATTGCGTCAAGCGTTATTGTTCCAGACGTGTTAGCTGTAACAAATGTCTCTCTTCCGCTAAATGAATTATCCCTGCCGCTAATTTGTTCATTTATAACAAGAGCCTCGACATTTATTAGCGTGTTATTCGCCCAAGAATAATTTTGAGGAATTACAGTTGTAACGTTCTCTTGTGTGCTATTTAACGTTATAGTTGATACAGAAACAGACCCGACTCTTAGGAATGGCATAGCCACAAAAGACGGCGATAACTCTCCGTCGTTTGCGTTAGCAAAAATAGCATACCAGCCAGGCTCTGCGTTAATACCAAAAGGAAGATTTGAGGGTATATCAACAGAATTCAAAAAAGAAGGGGTATTAAATACTGGTGCTATGTCCTTATAGTACTGACCATGCATCCTAAACCCTCCCATGGGAAAACTTTTACCTTTCACAGTAACAGAGTCGCCAGTTTCGTAATTTATTGAGTTCCTAGCCCCCTGTGTAGAGCTGTAGACATTTTTAGGGAATGGTACGTACAGCTTTCCATTGCCAAGAGTTACATTAAAACCGTAAACAAGTATTGTTAGTGATGTCGCTGCTATTGTTACATCTTCAGATAGCCAAACGTCAATAGAGTTAAGCTCTGCAAAGTTTATCGTGTCGTCTATAGTGGTTTGATTACCACTAATAAATCCTATCTGCTCCAATGGTAGCGGCTCTATGAATCTTAACACTATAGATAATACTGGAACACTAACGGACTGAACTATATCAAAACCATTCGGGATTACGCCTGAAGATAAAACTATATCCCACACGCCTCCCCCGCCATTTCCTAACGTTCTTTCCTTTAATTCTATAGATGTTTCGCCCGCTGATGATATATCAAATGGAGTGTTAACCGCATCAGATAGCGTATCGAACTGCCTATTATAAATAGTATCGTGAGCGCCTAAATCATCCCTTCCACCCAAAAGATTATGATCATCCCCGATAACTAGCGGCGTCCCATTAAATACATTGGGCCAGAAATATTCCTGAGAACCCCCTTTATCTAGAACTTTAATTGAATAATTACCTTCAACCAATATCTGAACAGTGGCACCGTTGTATTCTGGAACGCCGCCCGCGCTGGTTCTAACTGGCTGCTCGGCTGGTGATATTGGTATCTCTGTTCCGCCTTCTTGTCTTGCGACAATGTCCTTTCTATTGGCTAGGATTTGCGGGTCAGTATCTGGTTCGCCAACAAAGATTTGTCCGTTAAAGATTGGCCGCCCTTTGTTGGGGTCTGGAAAGTAGTCTAGTGGTAGTGAAACAATGGTTTGTGCCATTTTAATAACCTTATTTATTTAATTTGCGGTTGTTTGGTAATTATACACTAAGTCTTGTGGGTGAGTAATTAACGATTCTGGTTAGACCACTTAAAGGTATTTTGTATGTTATAGTTGTCTTGTTGTGTACTGATATGTACAATGCAGAACGTAAAAAGCGGTGTGGAAGCTGCTGAAAGTAGTTTACGAGTGGGTTTAGATTGTAATCTCGGAGGGTTTTTATCACTCGCTGAACTACACCCCACTTCCAACGGGGTTACATTTTAAACCCTTTTTTGTGTCTATTTGGTGATAGTTTATAAGACACAAATCCTTTCAGCAAAACTCCCACAGAGATAACCCATTAGCTTAAGCAAGCTATCCGCGTAAAATGCCCTAAATTCAATTTAGTACCGATGCAATACGACTTTTTCAAGGCGAGATAAACAGGTTCTGTCATATGGGGATATGGTTTTAGCTACCAACAAGGATGTGAATAGGCTACCTGATTACTGCGATTGCATGATAACGGTAAATAGACCTTAAGGCTGGGGTTAACCTCCATCCATGATTAAGGTCTTGTTGATACTATGTTTATAAAAAAATAAAGGTGATAAAAAATGAATGACCGTACTTTCTTTGATATTATATTTTTGGCTCTACTGCCCACAGGTTATATCATCGCTATTGTTATGTGGGCGTTAGTTATCTCTTGGATTGACGACCAAAATTACAATAAAAAAATTATATAAAGATTTATTTAGTTATGATGATGTTTCTTATACAAAAAAAATGGACATTATCTTGATTAAATTTAAGTTGCTGGTTGTTGCTATATCCTTGCTTGTAGGTTGTAGCACTCCCTACCAAGATAGAGGTTTTTCTGGTGGATATTCAGAAACACAACTTGATGAAAATATTTTTATTGTTTCCTTTGTTGGCAATAAATTCACAGAGATGGAGCGTGCAACCGATTTTACGCTTCTTAGGAGTGCAGAGTTAGCCATTAAAAGTGGGTTTAACTATTTTGTAGTCGTAGGCTCTAACAAGTATACAACAGAAAGCTCTTATACTACACCAACAATTGCCACAACAAATGCAAATTCTAATACTTATGTCACCGCGAATGCCTATGGTAATAATATTTACGGTACTGTAAATACTAATGGCACAGCAACAACTACAATGTCAGGTGGTAATACTTACTATGCGTATGAACCTAGCTCGTCTAATAAAATCGTATGCTTTAAAGAAAGACCAAAGGATATTTTTAGTTATGATGCGGAATTTATTTTTAAAAGCATTACACAAAAATATGATATTTAACATTGACTCAGGTGGCACATAGCCACCTTAGCAATATTTAAGGTGGTTATATGAACGAGATTGAAAGTTTTGCCTTGTGGTTTCTGGTAGGCGCTTTTTTTCAACCGATTATTCAGAAGTACTTGCTTGAACGGAAGCGGTTAAAGCGGCTTGAGCTTCAGAAAGCGCTTTCGAAAAGCGATCGGAACCGCGAGGAACAGAAGCAACGCGAAGCAAAGCATTCCTAACGGCTGGTGATTCATAAACCCTTGCTAAGCCTCCGACAGTGGCACCAGCACCTAGCGTTGCACCTAAGTCTGTAATGGCTGAAGCTCCAGCCGCTACACCTAACATCTGTTGGCCTGTAGGGGTTGCAATTGCTGCATCTTGAGCTTGCCTTGTTGATTCCATCAATCGTTTAAACCCTTCAAGCTGCTTCCTTTCTTCACCCCTAAAAAATACCCCAGTATTGCCAGATATCTTGTTAAGCTCGCTAGAAAACGAGTTAGGAGATAATCCGCCAGCCCTTCTTGATGCGTTACCAACTGCCTTGTCAATCAATGCCGCCCTAGCGTTATCCTTGCCCTTGGTGGTAAGTGATTCATAAAGCATTTTAACTTCGCTTGGCTTCTTGCTGAAAAGCATTGTGTTAACGTTTTCAGGGGTAATATCACCCTTGTCTAAAATGTTTTTTATCTTAGACTTTCTTAACTTGGTGGCCTCTTCAGCATAAACAGAGTTAGCCCTTTTCCAGCTTGAGTACTCCTTTGGTGTTAGGTTGGACTTGGCGAACTCGTCCATATCCTTAGACATACCATCAACAGCTTTAGTCACTAAGGCTTTAGACCTAGAAGGAAGCTGAGAGCGATCACCTTTACCAAAAGATTCAAGTATGTCTCTGGCAATGGTTCTGTTTTCTTTTAAGCTGGTAAAGGTTTGCGGCATATCCATTAAATTTTTAAGCTCTTTTAGCTCATCGATTGCCGATTGGTCTACCCTAACATTAGGCTTGCTCAATGACTCCATGGCATCACCTATCGCGTTAGCTGTGTTTTCAGTTGGAATATCTCCCACATCATCAAGCTTGTCGCCAGTTTTACCTAGGATGTTCCCCGCCGCTGTCTTAATCCCCTTAGATTTCATTTTCATGCTATCTACAATTTCAGAGTATGACGGTGCTTGATATCGGTCAGCAAAACCTTGCACAGCCTCGCCTCTCGCTTCCTGCTGCGTAGCTCTTGCTTGTCCAGTGCCAACAAAAGGAACCTTTTCGCCTGTAGACCTAGCTATCTTACCCGCTGATGTTGTCGGGCGTATGACATCAGAAGTCATCACGGGAACACCATATTCTTTACCTTGGGCGATAACTCCCGCTGCTTCTTCAGGGACTTGGCCTTTCAATGCTCTGTAGCCTGTTCCTATTACATTTTCCAGACCTTTACCAGCGCCACCAATCGCACCAGATAGGGCGATATCCATGGGGTCTATGTCACCACCACCAAAGGCCTTAGTTGCTCCTTGCATTGCTGCTTCAGTAGCTGCTGAGCCTGCCGCTACACCGCCAATACTCCCAAGCCTTGCCGCTGGAGTAAATGCCGCCATATTAAACGCGCCTCTTAGCATATCTTGCGCACTAAGTCCAGGTTTATTTAATGCGTACTGACCAGAAGGAAGGTTAACAATAACGTTTCCTTTTGAGTCGGTGGTAAATTCCGCGTTGGGCATATTTTCCTGAAGAACTGCTTTCGCTTTTTCTTCATCGCCAGTTGTTAATAGCCCTAAAGATGACTTGAACGCGCTCATCGACATTTCATTCATTTCTGGTGCACTACCAATCTCGCCCATTGATTCCATCTCAGGCGTCATTCTATCGGCACCTGTGAACATGTCGCTTGCTTGGTCTAGAAAGCCTTTTTCCTGTGGCTGCTCTACTGGTGCTTGCTGTGGCGCTGGCTCTGGCTGCTGCTGAGGGGCGTATTTTCCCCACGGCGTAGCCTTGGCTTGAGCTTGATAGTTCTCCCATGGTTTAGCCATTAGATAGCCTCCCAGCTTTCAGGCAATGAAGGGTCGCCTCCTAAGTATTTATATCCAGAATCAACAGCGCCTACGGTTGGGGCTTGTTGCTGGGCCGCGGCTTCTGCTGGCTGCTTATCTATCCCTTGGCTAATTCTAATTGCGTCGTAAACGCTGCCAGATTGACCCCTAATAGATTTAAACTGTCGTTCAAGGGCTTCTCTCTTTTGTTTTATTCTTGCTGGCTTATCTCCTGCTGTTGGCATATATCGATTAAAGAAATCTTTCTTCTCAAAGTCTGTTATTGCCGCGCCAGTTTCACGCCTTGCAATAGCGTTAATCATTTGTTCAGTAGAGCCGACAAAGGTTTGATCCTCTGCTGACATTGCCAAGTTACCAAGAGTTGTACCTGATAGGTATTTGTTAACCCATGCCGCGCTCATTGGGTCATAACCCTTGTCTATCATGTTATTAACGTTCTCTAACCCATCTTTAAGCGTTAAGGCAAAGCCAGCATTTTTTAGTTGACCTTCCTTTGCCTTGTCAATGACTTTTATCGCTTGCTCTTGGCTAATCGCTGATTTCATGTCAGGGGTTTTAACTTTGGCATCCGCTGGAACAACGCTTTCAGTTCCATCCGAAAAATACTTGGTCGTTGAGCCGTCGTCATTTTTTTTAATTTGAAACAATCGCTTTGGTTTGTCGTTAATAAATCCTGCCGCTGTACCAAACTGCTTAGCCCCTTCTGGGTCGGTAACCAATAACTCTTTGTACTGGGCAAAGTCCGAACCTGTCGCGGTTTTGGTTGGCCCTGCTTCCTCATCAAGCGACGAACGATAAGACTTGTATCCTGTGGGGTCGGTTGCGGCCCAGCCTGATTCGGCAATCCTAGTTAGCATTTCAGGGTCGCCGCCTGACTTATCTAACATGTTCTTGCTATGGGTCATGTCTAAACCCTTAGCTTCGCCTAGCGCTATATGAGCCTTTAAATCCATAACAGGTGTGGGAGATATAGTTAAGTCCATACCAAGCTTTGTCATGCGCTTTTTAGCTGCCTCGTCACGAATTCCGCTCATCTCATACATTTTCTTACCCATCTCTGGATTGGCAATGGCAAAATCCGCGACAGCATCCATGTCGCCAGATTTAAAAATATCCTGAGCTTGTTGTATGGTGTTCTGTCTTTGGACTTGTTGAGCTTGCTGTTGCTTACCCTGAGCATACGCAAGACCAGCGTCAGCAATAGGGGAAAAGTCAACAGGTGTAATATTGTAATTAACAGGTGACGCCAGATTAGTTAAAGCCATTATATTGTCCTCTGTTGTTGTGGATTGAAATATGAACCCGCTGCCGTTCCGATAGCGCCAAGCCCTGAACTCACAGCCTGATTACTAGCGTTTGCTGCTGCTATTTGCTGGTTGGCTTGGTTAGCGCCCATTTGGTTATACATGTTCATTTGGTCGCCGCCTATCTGCTGATACCCTGCCGCGTTTTGGCCAGCCATACCCATTCCCATGTTTGCTAGGTTGATGTATTGGTTTTGCCTATCGGCCATGTAATTAGCCCCAAGTTGTGGCGCTATACCCTCAAGTTGGGCGTAAGTAGACCCACCACGCAATCCACCGATAGCGCTTTGCGCTCTGCCTACGTCTTGAGCTGCCTGTTGTTGCTGAGCTGCAAATTCAGGGCTGTCATAGTAATCGCTATACATTTTCCCACGCTTAGAAGGGTCTGCCATGTCAGTCAATCCAGCAAGACCAATATCTCTGCCAGCTTCAAGCCAAGGCGCTCTGTCTCCTCTGGCCTTTTCGAACATACGTTCCTCTTGGGCCATACCTTCTTGTTGTAATTCCTGCTGCCCTTCTAAGGCGGCCCTTCCCTTTATTTCTGCTTGGTTGGCCGCTACCATAGTCCCGCCAGCTACGACCACGGCCGCTGTGATTGCTCCGCTCATTTATAAATCCCCCTGCTCATGCCTAACCTTAAGCACTTCGCGATAATTGCATGTAATTTCTTCATCTTGAGCGATATCTTTAACGCTGACAAGTGATAGAACCCCATCGATAAATTCAGGCTTAGAGTTAGGTGTTAATGAGTGGTTGGTATACCTTCCTACTAGAGTACGATTTAAATCCATTCTCATATCAGCAATAAAATGACCCATTTCAAAACCAAACTTTGAAAAAATACCTATCCCATTTATTTCTGACTCGCTGATGTAGACGCCGCGCTGTCTGTCAGGTATCACATCACTAGTATTAACTAGTCCTTTCATCTGCTCATCTGACATTCCAAGCTCAATCGTCAATCTTTTGACATCTTCAGAGTCAATAAACTTACTGTATTCCTCTGCTGTCTCGCAAGTTAACAGGTCTAGGGCTTCATCTGGGTCTGTCGTTTCACAGGCCCAACAGTTAAGCCACCTAATAGGCGTTAATGTTTTTGCCGCCTTCTGATTACCTGCGGGGGCAATAAACACGTTAGGCGCCTTAAAATCAGTTCTAGAGCCGTTTTCGTCTATAACTGTTATCTCGCCCTCAAGAAGTATATTAATCGTCTCATGCTTGTGTATGCGACCAACAACAACTGTATTAGCTGGTAAAATCATCTCTCTAACGTAAGCACCATTAGCAAAGTAATGCTTCAGGTGTTCAGGGCTGTTGATATCAATCGGCATTAACCCATCAATATTCTCGGCATTCTTTATTTTTTCAGCTAAAGCACTCATATTAATTTTTTTGCTTGGTAGCCTGTCTATTGGGTATGACATCGCTAATGCTTTCATATTGCCGCCATTTGGTTTGCTGAGATTTGCCCTGAAATAATCGCGTTAACCTTTAACACTATTTCATTAATTTTTGCTTTGTTTTCGTTGGTCAGGTCGGTTACTGATTGCGTGTAAACTTGGTCGTATGCAACGGGTGCCGCTGCTATGTCAGCCGTTGCTATGGCTGTAAGGTCAGCTATCAATGCGGCCAAAAGTACCACACCACCAACTACTGGCTGAGCAAAGTCTTCAGTACCAACGTTATCACCTGTTACCCCGTGGGCGCTGTTTAGCAATTCATGGTCGGACAGGTCATCAGCTACAATGATAATATTGTCAGCGTTAGTCGATATGTCATCGGCATTAGTCGTAATATTGTCAGCATTAGTCGCAATGTTGTCAGCATTAGTCGTAATATTGTCAGCATTAGTCGCAATGTTGGCGGCGTTGACTATAATATTAGCTTCGTTCTGCTCTACCTGTTCAAGCAAATCGTCAGAATTTCTAGCAATTTCAATAAAGTTTTGAAGGTTTGTCAGATAGTCATCTGTCATTATGTCAGGCCAGCCAGTAAGGCTAGTAATATTTGACGCACTAAGATTTAATGATGCTATAGAATTGGTGAATTTGTCAGCCATTATGAAAACACCACCTTTAAGTTAGCGAGGGACATTCTAGAGCGAGAGGCACCCCGAAACCTAATGCCTATATAGTGCCTAACAAACCCAAAGGGCTGTCTAACAATAAATCTCTGGTCATAGTCGTAATTAGCCCCCATTTCAACCCAGTGCTCAGGCACATAGTGACGGCCGTTTCTGGTTACTGACAGGGCAACCGTTGCGTCCTCATCTGGAGATATGCCCGAAATGGTTTCAAGCATTAGCTGGTGAACAACTTTACCCTCAAGATTAATAAAAGGAGTGTCAATTATCCACTCAACTATATCACTATAGTGAGTACAAATAGATTGGTCTAATAATCCTATCTGTGAATCGCGCTTGTCTCCCACTATCCATTTAGCCGATTCTGGGTCAAGTATGGGGTTTTTAGCTCTGTATGTTAAATCTCCTACCAAGTCAGATTTTAATATAGTCCAAGCGTTATCAAGGCCCATTTTTTCGGCTATGGTTTCATTAAACATTAACGTATGATTTGGTAGGTTAAATATAACCAACTTCATGTTATCTCTAATCATCGCGTTCACAGTGGCGTTAGTAAAATCATCCTCCGTGTACTGAGCTATTATTTTATCGGTCTCTCTCGTTGATATAGAGTTCCCAGAGCCAAGCGATACAACATGAAAAGACGCGGCCGACTCTTTGCGTCTGCCTATAACGTACCATTTTCCGTCCATCTCTACTTTGCAGTGAGTGCCCATAATGCCAAGTTTTAGGGCTTTTTGTGTAATGCGCCTAAATGCAAAGTTCTCGCTGCCAATGTTTACAAACGACTCTATTGAAAGAGAGCCAAAAACAATAACCTCGTTATCTTCACTTCTGCCGATGCCTTCAGAAGGGTCTGGGGACGTCTGAGCATTACCAAAATCTAAAGGTAAATAACTTTCTTCATCAAGAATGTCAGAATGATAAATATTCTCTCCATCAGTCAAAAAGAAATACCCGTCAACCCAAGTTATATCGATTGGTGCGCCAACATCAGCGTCAGTTATTTGTCTCAACCCTTTTGCTGGTGAGTAATAATAAAGCCTCCCATCTGCAACAATAGCCAAATTGTTAAATGAGTAAGTCATTGATACTTCTTCGCTGCCAGATATAGCGCCGATAACAGTAACGGTCGAATCAGTATTGACCTTTATTAGATACTGTCCACTAACTCGATAGTGGCCTGTAAGGTCTTTAGCGCTAACCCAGATAGCGCCACGGTCTACACCTTGACCCGTTGCATATTCTGAAATGCCATACCAGTTAATCAGATAGCCGTTGGTTTCAAGCACATCTCTGGGGACAACAAACATATTAACGGGGAGTGAATCGCGGTATTCAGTATTATTGTCTACTGATTCCCCTTTGATTAATCCTATCTGCATTGCTGGCATGATTTAACCCTCTTTGAAATTGGTTAAATTATATCACATACATCTGATTAGGCCACAAAGGGGGTTATGAAGGGGATACTATAAAGTTATAGTAAAAATAAAGCCCCTAAAGTAAAGGGCTACTTTCTTGATATTGATTTAATCTGCTGATTGGGATCTAGTCGTAAATATGATATCATTAAAGATTACTGTGGCATCGTCAGTTTCCTCAGTCCATCCAACTAAGAAAAGCTCATCACCTGAAGATGCGGCCAAGCTAGCAGCTCTTCCGACAGGAAAGTAAGGTAACTGAAAAGTAACTTCTCGACTTGCACCTTCGCCCCTGTGGGCGTCTATAAATCGTGATACGTATGTCCCGCCAACTGTTTGGGTGCCAGCTAAAATTGGTAGGTCTGTTGGATCGCCAACACCAATCCCCAAAACAATATTATCAGAATTAGCAAATAAGGCTCTAGCCATTACAGTTACCTCTATAAATTCTAAGTCTTTAAGCACGTTAAAAGTCCCGTTGACGGTGTTAACTGAAATCCCTGTACCAATGCTGACAGACCCTGCAAGTTTGGCGATTGAAATATGACTCATGTTAACTGAGATAGTATTATCAGCGGTTCCTGTTAGCGTCACTTGCCTTTGCAATTCAGTTAATGATCTATCTAAAACTAACAGCATTACAGATTCAACACTAGCGTCATTAACATGCACTTTTTGACTAGTGCCGCTAGGCCCATCGGTAAAGTCATTAATATTGACCGCGTGAACCATCTTCTGTCCTGCCGTTGCAGCGGGTAGGTCTATCGGTAATTTATCAGCCATGACTAACTCCCTGTGTGAATAATGTTGTTGTCTAAAGTGGTTATTTCAGGATCTGACAAAGTAGTTATTATGTTATTTGATGGGGGTGTAGGGTTAAACCCTGATGATGATTTAAATCCAGATATAGAGGTGTAACCAGCACTAGATCCGTAACCTTTTGTAGAGGTATAAGGCATTAGAGCATCCTCTGAGTATCCGCGACAATTATTTGGTCTATGCCAGTTACGCCAGCAAGATTTACATTAATTTCAGAGATAGCCCCTTGAACCTGAACCGATGTAGGAGCGGATAGGTCAATAGTCCCGTCTGGTATGGCTTCAAAGACTCCCGAGCCAGGCGCTTTAGCGGTAAGTACTAGCGTTCCAACTGGGGAGCTTCCAAAGGCCTCAACGGCAATATGTCGCTGCAATCCGCCCTTATCTTTAGATACTAATACTTGGTTTGTCAGTGCTATGTCTAGCGTGTGAACTGTCATAATATGTCCTTACTGACATAGCGGCCCAAGCCGCTATTTGTCATTGAGTTACATTGAAATTGACTACATGAGGATTTACGCGACCAAGGTCAGTTGTAATAGTTAATAGAATTGTGTTGTACCCACCCTGAACACCCTTAACTTGTTCTAAGTTTATGGTGGTATCAGTGTTTGAGTCTGCTAGCAATTCAAGGCCGTTGGTTACTTCCTTTGTGTAGGATGAGATAACCTCATTCTCTTTAAGGTACAAACTAAAATCAATGATAAATCCATTAATTTCATCAACCTTAATTTCAAGAGTGCTACAGCTAATCGGCGCGTTGTCCTCAATCCTATAGTATCTATACCAATTCTGCCATCTAAACGTATTGCCCGAACCTCTAGGCTGTCTTGATGGTGGATTGATGGGGTTAACTCTTGCTGTTCTGGCTGACCAGTTAGACATAGACTGCCTTGCTTGCAGGGCTATATCGCCTGTTAGTGGTCTGCCATAACTAGAAGCTATTCTTGCCGCTACATTGGTTGAAGCTGCGTTGGTAAAGGCGGGATGTATGCCAGACTCAGTGTTAGCATCTGGAAAATCTTCGAAGACATAAGAGCTGCATATGTTTCTAGACTGCAACTCGTACATCATATCTTCGAGCCTGTTAAGCGCTCGCTCAACCTCTCCAGCGGTTGGCACAGTGGTAAGGCCGCTAATTGCTAATAAGTTAAATGCCTCATCAACTATATAGCCTTTGGTTCTAGTCGTCATATCCTAATTCTCTTCTGAGGGTGCTGATTCTAGCCGTTTCCCACTTATCAACCCCAGCGTCCTTAGCTGCCTGTCTGACTTCCTCGTTGGTTACTTCGCCATCATCATTTAAATCACCTTCTAAAAAATCATCAGGTGAAGACTTGTAACCATGATTAAGCATATTAGCAACGTCTTGAGCTATACACTCTTCCTTAACTATATCACCGTTCTCATCTTTTTTGTACAAATAGCAAGCCATTTTTAAAGTCCTGTATAAAGTATAAAGGGGAACTTAATCCCCTTTATTTATTATTGATAGTAGTTAGAAAGTAGTAGCAATACCCGCGCGTGAAGGGTCTTTCATCGTTAGCCCATACCAAGTAAACAAGCGGTAACGTAGATTCATTGTGACCATGTTAGCGTCATAAATCATATACATATTTAAACCGTTGCTTAGCGTCTCGCTAATAACCTTCATTCCATCATACTGCTGAAGTAGCGACATAGGAACTTCACCGCCAACAACTTCGATTGAATCTCGGTCATAAAACAGATTGACCTTAACATTTGCGTCAATGTTAGTTCGTACAACGAGCGCACCACTTGTAATAGTGGTGTCAACGTTAGCGTAAGCTAGCTCTGTTTCGTCAAGCGCTGGGGTATCATCTAGAGCGATAGGCTTAGGCCATATGGTAAGTGATGTTCCACTTGGCTTAGCTGCAACAGTAAAGGTCATTGGTTGACTTGTTGCATTCTTGTCACTAACACCGATAGATTTAATTGATACTCCAGAGTTATTGATAGTGACCTTATCGCCAATATTAAATACGCTTGAGTCGGCTACAGCAAGAGTCGCCACACGGTAATCAACGTTGGTTACAGCGTGAGTTAGCGCGTCTACTGCGCCACCTTCAGGCTTAAAGCTTGCCGCTGCCGTAGTTGCGGTTTGAGCCGCGCCACCAGTAATGTTTGGCAAGTAAGAACCTGTATAGATATCAAATTCAGCAACGTTAGAGCCAATCTGACCAGTAGCCCAAGTATCAGCGGGGCGACCTTTTAGCGTTTCACGGCTAGCTAGGTCTTGAGCATAACGTTTAGTATCACGGTCATTCAAGATAAAACAGCGTTCAGTTTGCTTACCTTGACGCTCATTAAGGATAGCTTGCCCTTCTGAGATGAAGTCAAAACCACTAGTTACATCTGAGCGGTAATGAAGTGAGCCGCCATTTTTAACTAGGTTAGCGATAGACTTGTTTAGCTCGGTAGCCTGTTGACGACCTGAAGCTTTTCCGCGACGCTCCCAAAAGCGAGTATCACGCATTTGGTCGATACGTTGCTGAACAAAATCGTTCTTTGGGTTACCGAGAATTGCTGGGTAAGTCTCTTCAATAATTTCTTGCTCTTTTCCAGTAAGGTCAAAGCCGTCAAGAATTGGAGCGTGTTGCTCAACAGGGCGCCAAATTACGTTGTTAGCGTTCTGCATGTCACCACTATCTGGTGTGAATACGTCAGTCTTCTTTACTAACTGGTTTTGCTCTTCGTATGTTTCTAGCGCATTCTCGAAGAGGACTTCTGCGATTTTACCTGTACTAGCCATGATTAATTTTCCTTTAGATTACCAATTGCTTGTGTCAATGCCTTGAGACTTTGCTTTACGCTTAAGGCTAATTCGAGCCTGTATATCGTTAGACTCGCCAGCTTTTTTATAAGCTTTCTGCATAGTTCCAGCTTGACCATTTGCTCCCGCTTCTCCGCCTACATTGGATGTTGGCTTTGGCGCTGAGCTTCGTTTACGAGTTGGTGTCGATATCTGAGCCTGCAACGAACCTAAGTAAGCAACCGCAGTAAAACCGCTAGGGTCTTCAGCAATCTTATTCTTAAGCTCTAACAATTTAGACGGGTTAACGCCAAGTTGGTACATTACTTTCTCACTACCTTCACCGATATTGTTAAGTGTCGTTATTAAGTTGTCGGTCACTTGGTCACCCATGTTCGGGTGTATAATCTCCATGGCGTTACGAACGTTTGTTTCTGCCGAATCGTAAGCGTCTTGAGATACTTTACCAGTACCGACTAATTTTTCTACTCTACCATAATGACCATTGAGGCTTGTCTCAACTTGCTTGACTCTGGCTTGTGCTGCTGCTTCTTGCTGTCGGGATTCGTTAGACTTCTGTGAGTTAGTTTTAAACCTCTCATCTATCTTTTTGTCGTTCCAGTCATCAACGGCTGCATCATACTTGTCATCATCATAATCAAAGTCTTCGCGCTTGGGTCGTGGTGGTAATGATGTCGCCTGTGGTTCTGCCTTTGCTGAACGTAATTGTTCAAGCTCGGCTCGCATAGACTCTAACTCGCCATCCTTTTCATTCAGCTTAGCCTTTAGCCTTTTACGGGTCTTGGCGGCTTCATGATTAGGTTTAAACCCGCTCTTCTGGTCATTATCCGAGTTCGCTTCCTCGGTTTGCATCCAAGATTCAACTTCAACATCACTAGGCTCTGTGTCAGCGTCTAATTCAGTATCGACCGCCTCGTGTTCAACTTCTTCAGTTGTTGCAATAACAGTATCAAGACTTTGCGTGTCTTCAACAGTTTCAACTTCAGTCGTGTCATCTTTGGCGTTTTCTTCTTTTAGCTCTTTCAGCGATTTAGTAACTGTCACTTTATTATCCTCGTAAGTGCAAACGATAACCCTAGTTAATACACCAGCTAGGAGGTGTATGTTTATTTTACTATTAAATGGTTGATTTTGCTAATTGCTGAATTTCAGGCACAAAAAAGCCCTAGTGATTAATCTAGGGCTTATCTGAGTTCAAGGGAATATATGAGAAATATTAATACAATGATAATAACTGCTACACCGCTTATTTAAAAAATAATTAAGTCAACTGAAGACAAACTTTATGTAGTTTTAACATGCTAGCCCACAAGTACTACGTAAACCAAGCTTTAGTGAGTAACTTTTATTTATGAAATTCAGGCATTAAAAAATCCGCTGAATATTGGGTCAGCGGATTAATCACGTAGCTAAGTTTGTATACTGAAGCTGCGTAAGGCTTGATGCCTGTTTTTTGATGTTATCACTGACCTCTTGCTTTAGCAATGAAGCAGTAACAGTTCTCACAAGCATAATGCATCACCGTGACAACCTTCTTTTCGTCTTCGCTTGATGGGCAGGCGAAAGGAGTCCAGCTAAAAACACTGTCTTGGTCATGTAGGTCTTTAGTGCATACTGAGCAGTTGTATTTCATTAAAATATATCACTTATCTGATTTACGATAACCAGCATCGTATATTAGGTTAGCCATCTGGTAGGTAATGTTGTCCTTGTTTAGAAATCCTTGTGAGGCAATGATATTCTCAATGTCGTCAATGATTACGTCTCGCTCTGTTGGTAGTGGTTTAAAATGCCTAGAGTTTTGAGTGAAATCTACGACAAGACCATTATCATTATGTTTTGCACACCTAAAGATAACCCCACCCCCATAACTCATTAATATTTCAACTTCGACACCATCCTTTATGTTAAATGGGTTTTCGTAATCATTGATAAGCCCAGTGTGAAGGCATTTCATACCAACAGGCGGTAACCCTCCAGCATCTGCCATTGCCTGTGTGAATACTGGCTTAACTCCTAGTGGTGGCTTCCAGTGAGTGCCACCATTGAATGTATAATCCATGCCCGTTAAGGTTGTTATGGCGGCTTCAACCCTGTCAATTGCAACACCTTTCTGACTAAAAGGAGCTTTACTCATAGTACCATCAATACACTTAAAAATTCCGTTCATCACTCTACCCCTAATCGTTATTTATAATAAAAAGCGCGCCAGCACTAGCAACGCCACCAAAAAAGCAAACCCCAATAGCATCACAAATAGAAGCACCGCCAAGAACCTGAGGGATGTCAACCTAGCAAACACCATTAAGACACCGATAACAAAACGCTTATTTACATTCTTTAGATTCATCATTTACCCATATGATTTGTGACTGAAATCAACTTACCTTTACTATCTCTAACTATATCGTACCCATCTTCTACAGTGGTAACGCAAGGAGTTAAAAAAAACTCCTCTATCACTTCGCCGTTAGTTCTCTTTAACTGAATTACTGCCTCGCCATTTCTAGCCGCTTCAAATACTTCGGCTGGCTTACGGCTTAACTGGCTTGATGAAAACGCTTGGTAGGTCATTTTTTTGAATCCTTTAGTGCTTTCATATAGTTGACACTGGCAGCTCTAGCATTATTAGAAGCCTCTTTAACATCAAGCGCAGCCTTAAGGGCATCGCAAGCAGTACCCCCATCAACATTAATATCACGAGCATCAGAGACAGCTTTACCAAAAGCATTGCCAGCTAAATCAGATATAATCCTTAACTCTTCAAGTGTTTTCATTTATTTGATTCCTTTAGTGTTGTTCGAATTAGTTCTAATAGTACAGCCAACAAAAAGGACTGTAAAGCCCTTAATGGTGATTTAGGTAGTGGTTAGACCAGCTAGTTAATACAGACAAGCTCTAGGCTGTCACTTGACTTATGCTTTCCCTTTGAATCGACAAACAAGGAAGCCACATGAAGAAATTCAGCAATACAATCTCTAGGCAAAACTAACTCTGAATGGCCGAGGGCAACCTTTATTAAGCCACCATCCACAGGTTTTATAGATATAGATTTATCTATCATAGCCAGCCCTATAACCCCATCATCAAACTCAAAATAAGAGCATGACTTTAAATCTCTATCACCAAATAAATCAATTACGTTATTCATTACTTCACCTTATATCTGAGCTATGCAGCCGTCACTTGCGGCGTTAATTTCTGCATATTATCTATCATCTGCCCTTGGGTTTGAGTAGATAACTGCTGAGTCTTGACCATCGTGTTAATCGTCTCTGCCTTGGTCTTGCCAATGCCTGCCGCTTTGGTCTGCTCATCAAGAGATATCTTGTATCCTTCTTGTTGCAATCTAGCCATCTCAATTTCTTGAGCTTTTACCTTAATACCAAGCTCTTGCTGCTGATTCTGAGCCTTAAGCATTTCCGCTTGTGCTGCTAGCATCATTGCGGGGTCAACTTGTGGCTGTTGGCTCTGCTGAGATTCAGCTACCATCGCTTTCTCTTCGTCAGTCTCAGGCTCTTTGACTCCAGCTAATATAAGCTGCTTTCTGCCATAATCGCGGATATCCTTAAAGCTGGTTCCGTCAATCAGCATAAAGTACTCATTCAATAGCATTATGTATTCAGTGCTACCCGCTGGAACGCCATTAATCAACTCTTTCAGTTCTTCCTTGTTCTGCTCTTTGACAGACTCGAATGACGGGCCAACATTAGCATAGACATCAAAGGCCATCTTACTAATGTCGTTGGATATTTCACGCTCGAAGGTGTCGTAATTCATTTCCTCTTTGTTGATAGTCTCTTTTGACTTTGTGCCATCTAGTCTGACCAGTATCACGTCTTGCTGTACATCGTGGATATCTCTAGCCATTGATGCGTAAATCTCACCATCTCGACGCATAGCAAACTTGTGGTTATCTTGATAAGTGTATGACTGCATGTCCATGCGTTTCTGTAATGCCTGAACAGCCTTACCGCTTAAATGGGTATCGGTTATATCTTGCGGCAATCCAGCGCCCGCAACATCATCAACGGCGACTCTCGACTCTGCGATGCTCATCATTAATGCTGGCGGCACATCAGGGGCTTTAATCCCTCCAACCGCACCAACTGGCAACGGTTGCCCGTTAGAGTCTAGAGCGTTCTGCAACAGGTACGGCAGATTATTGTCAGCACCTGATTGCTCGTACATATCTTCAAAGCCCTGAATTTGTTCAGCGGTAAAGATAGGTTTCTCTCTGGGAGACATTGACACGATATCGGCAAGGTATGACAGCTGGAAATTACGCAGCCTCTGAGGGTCTTTAGCAAGCCTTACGATGCCCTCGTAATGTTCTTCACCCTCAACAAATTGGCGTTCACCGTATTGAGGAACAATAGGTATATGCTCTCCCGCTATAACAACAGCCTCTAATATCTCGCCACCACTGGCAATATATCGAGTAACCACATATCGATTGATAGTGCGCTCATCAATCAGGTCATAGCCATTGTCAGCAAGGAAGTCTTCTTTATCATCCATCTCATGTTCGGCCACTGATTTAACCGTGCCGAACCCGTCAACAAAGATGAAGTGCTTAACCTTCTTAAGTTCACGGTGAAAGAATCTAGTAACATAAATCTTGTTAGCCTCAGATATCCACGGGAATACATAGCTTATCTCTGGGAACTTAAACGATGCATCGCCACCCTCTTCTGACTCACCTGTCAGCTCTTCTCTTAACGCCTTGTAGCCATCATCAGAGTAAGCAACTAAGCAACTAACATAAGTAGCATCAGACTTATCAAGTAGCTTAGCGTTTGGATCCCACATGACATTATTGTTAGCCTCGTATAAAGGCCATCGCTTAATAACCTGTCTATCGTCATCAGGGTTGTTAGTCTTCCACTCTGCGCGTAACTCCCAAGCGGCAACACCACACACAACCGCCTCTTGATTAGCATTCTTCTTGGCTTCAAGGCTGGTGTTGTTACGCATGTCTGCTCTATACATGCCGTCCATAAGGTCAGCACCTGAGGCGTCTGTTGCGTCAACAGGGTCAAAGTCTACTTGAACAGGGTTTAGTGTCAGGTCTGTTAGTATTTGGCGCATGGCTTTTCTAAGGATGTTGAACTCACCCCTGTAGCCTATGTCTGATTGGGATAAATAGGTGTCGTCCCATTGACTCACCCACGCAAAGACCATATCGTCGGCAGCTTTGAGGCGAGTATCATATCCGCTATCATATGCCTTATCGTGAAGCTTCATTAACTCATCTAGTTCTAGCATTCTATCGCCCCATTACTTTTCTAGGTTGCGGTCTGCGCGTCTTATTGACCTTTGTTACTATTGTACCAGCATTATCAAACGACAACACCGCGGCGTCAAATAGGTTTGGCGATGGTATCTTTAGCCTGCTGCCATCTGGCAATGTTATTCCTTTCCTCATCTCATCCTTAGTGTAAAACTTAACAGTATCGCCTGCCTTGATAGGCACCTTACATGATTCGGCCTTAAGCTTCTCCATCATGTCGGGCTTAATCCCCTCGCCTGTTTCTTCGTCGTATGACTGAAAGCTAACTAAGGTGTCTGGGTCGTGGTATCTACCCTCAACGACAGCCTCCCAAGTTCTAAAGACTCTTTCAGCAAACGATATAATATTCTGTGATTTCTTATTGTGTAGGACATCTTTATTTAGCAGTATGCCATTACGATTGGTTAGTCCAGCCGTCTCGCTCTTAAACTCTGCTAGCGGGTGGTGTATGGCGCTTGAACCCTTGTAAGCATAGACATTTATATCTTTACCACTGAGACCTTTATCAACATTGTCTCGCAGTGTTGCGCCCAGTCCGTCAGCATCGTAACCGAATGAATCGGCACCGTCTATAATGGCCATCTTGCAAGCTTCATCCATTTTACGGTTACCGTTTTCCGCTTCTATCTCGGTTACGTTAAAGAACGTAATACCTTGCCTAGCGGTGTACCCACACGGGTCACCGCCAACATCTGAAGGGTCACAAGCTGCTGTTATTGCACCACACCTATCAATGCCTAACTTCTTATGCGCATCGATACACGCTTTAAAGTGGTCTTCTCTTATAACTGAGTTGGTAACGTCATCGTTAAACTTACCGTGCCATATACCATCAAATCTTGATTGAGACATAATACCCCGCTTAACTTTCTGCCTATCCTTGTCTAGCTCTTGCTGCAAAGACTCGTCCCACTTAAACCATGGGTTATCCTCATAGGTAAGCCTGACTATCATGTGGTAATCGTCTTCGTAATAACCACCCTTGTCTAACTCTGCCTGATAAGGAATGATGAACTCCTTGCTCATAGGGTCTTGACTAGAACCAGTATTCCACAAATACCAAAGCTCTGCTCCTTTAGTGTCTCGAAGAGTTGGCCCAAGCGTGTCAATGGTTGCTTGTTTGGTCTTCTCCGATTCTTCCATAAGAAAATATTTGTAGTCTGCCGCGCCCTTCATATCGATAATGTTTTGCATGCCCCCGAAAGCAAACTTACCCCCGTTAGCATTTCTTATTTCCCACTTAGACGGCACAGATATAAACCCTCCTAGCCCAGACCTTTTGATTGTTGTTTCAATGCCAGCGTATATTGATTCCTTCAAGGCTGTCATTCTTTCTCGCAAGGCGTAAATCCTACAGGCTGAAGAGTGTACTTGAGCTGATAGAACGTTCTGAGCAAATCTAGTTTTCATTCCACCTCGACCGCCAAACAGTGCCTTGTATTTCTTGTGTGTCAGTATTAGCGGCTCTAGCTTTTCAACTAGTAAAACAGTTGGCTCCTTACCTGTCATTGCCATGTTACCAATAACACCCTCCCACCGCCTGATGATGTGAGGAACCAATTTACCATCTACCTTATCAACTCTGTCAATAATTCCATAAACAGTGGGTTCAAGGGTTCCACTTACAGCCTTAGCAAGGGGTTCAACTCTCTTTAGTCTGTGAGCAAGACTAGCCATTACCAACGCCTAGAGATAGCTCTATCTCTTCAATACGTCTATTCATGTCTGTAGCCTCTTGGATCTTCATCATTGAGGATATGGAGCTAATGAACATATTGGCTACGTCTGGCGCTATCAATCCCTGAGAGGTCGCCTTCATAACTTGAGCTGCCTGAACATGTGCGTGCGCCTCATCATCGAAATCGAATTCTATCATTGGCATTGTCTGCCGTTTGATTGGAGATATTCGCTTTAGTATCTCAGAAGCCCCAAATGTATCGTTAGGGTCGTAAGCTCTTGTAACTAGCATGTCATAGAAGCTATTCTCAGACTTTGAAAGCCTTTTCATAGACTCAATTATCTTAGACCTCTCTGATTTTCCTCGAACCTTTCTGTTAACTGGCTGGTTATTGCTATTAAATTCATGCTTAGCCATAAAATCAGTCTTCCTTCTGTTAATTACTGGTAAATCAATTATAACATAAAGATTTCAGACGTAAAAAAGCCCACATAAGCAGGCTTTTATCACATTATATTTTGCTAATTCCCTCCAACAGTGACTAGCACTCTTCCCCATATATCCGTCGAGCGAAGACCATCAAATACATCATCAGGTTTTGATAAGTTCTTTCTCATCACTTTACCCGCTTCAATAAGTAACCACTTGTCAGACTCCAGCTTTTCAATCCTATCTAAATTCTTATCGTTTTCAGCCAGCAAGGGTCTCTAGCCTATCGACCTGAGCCTTAAGCGTCTTAATCTGGCACGTTTCACACTGGTACATCTCGGACGGCTTTCTATCAAGATAGTCGAACTCTTTACCACAAGTTCTAATTCTTCCGTCCCACCATGATTACCCAACGTTGCAATATGTCATGGCCCCACCTTGCTATTCGCTGGAATTGAAGATATCCCATCAATCTTAAGTACCGCATCAAGAGTGGCCAATACCGATTTAATAGTATCGGTGTTGTAACAAAGCTTACCGTCCTGCCCTTTTGTAGCGTTGTGATTAAGTGCGTCCCTACAACCTACAATGAATTTGATTCTTTCAGATTTCTTAGTCATTGCTTTTACCTTCCAATTTGCGACCACAGAAGCAACAAAAACTAGCCATTACAATAGTTTCACGCTTAGTCATGTTTACCTTGTGGCCACCCCCTTTTTTAGGTGCTCGATATTCATATTTAATTTTTGGATTAACAGGGGAATAATCACCCCCGCACATAAAGAATGAGCGCCCCTCGAACTCTATCTCGAAATCACAAGAACCCTCTGGCAACGTCTTTTCCACATGATTTGTTACTCGAACTAATGTCTCGTCAAAGCATTTGCACTTGTTATTCATAATTCTTCTCCACCTTCGCCGCACAGCTCCCAAGTAATTAAATGAACACACGTGACATAAAATGTCTTTCCACAAGTCGACTTAGGGCATTCAATCTTGCTTACACGGCCGTCATCACAAAAAGCCTCTTCATCAGTAAACTTATATCCGCAATGGCTGCATGTTAGATTTTTCATAATTCTTCCTCTACCAATCTGCAACCGACACCTAAGATAAACATGTAGACATATCTACTATCAAAATCATCTGCCTCAGCTCCTACTCTGACAAGCTCACTTTTAGATGCAGCCGCCAAGTACCCACTTGGATCTCTATAGGCTTCTACTTCAACAGGAAATTCTACCTTGCTTAACCCTTCATACCCGCCATTATTAAGCAGTATTACTTTCATTTTATTTTTAACTTCAGCCATCACTTGCCCCTTGTTAATTATCTATTTAACCTAACATCCATGCCAAACACCCTAATCGCTTTAGGAACGCTATATTCCCATTGCAAACCATTTGTGTACTCTGTGTTTCTAACCCTAGTTAAAAGCCTCTCATCAAACCCCACTTTAAGGAGATTGCACACTTGGGCGTGACTTCTACCCGTCAATTTAGCTAATACTCTTGCTGAAATAGGCTTTCCATAATCTTTTACGAACTCAACTGTTTTCAACTGTAATGGAGTCATCACTTGTCCCTTGTTGGTTAACCTTTCATTCTCATTTTTTCTATATAACTAGCAGCTTCAAAGCTGAGAGTGTTTTGAAATGTCGTTGTACAATCGCCGCACACCTCGTTAGCAAAAGAATTTATGACCTCTTTGTCATGCTTGAGCATATCTGGTTGCTCAAGAGATACATACGGCTCATAATCCGTTTTTACTTTTCTAACTAAGCTAGGGTTATACATCGTAAGCTCACCATCCAGAATGCCGAATTTCCAACCTTGCCTAATTCGGTGCTGAATAGATTGCCTACTCTCATCTTGAGACCTAGCAAAGCCTTTAATATTTGTGATTGATTTCACTATTTACCCTCTGTGATTATTTGATAACCATTCCGACCTAGGGCTAGCACTATTGATTGTTGACTTGGTAGCTAGGTTAAGTTCTGTAAGGTTCATTGTGTTTTGTCCGTTTCGTTTCGATAGAGCTATAATGCCAGAGCTGTTTGCATGATGCAAGCGTTATTTGCATTTATTTATCTTAGGTATAAAAAAACCCCTTTCGGGGACAATGAGAGATTAGGCTATTTACTTTTGCTTTGCGGTATACTGCCACCAGAAGACCCCCGCTTAATATTATTAATCCTAGCCCTTTTAGCCTCTGAAGCCTGAACTTTGCCCTGTTCGCCTATCTTCCAATCCAGTTCTTTTTCTAGCAAGTCATTCCTGCGTTTACGCTCTATAAAACTACGCCTGGACACCGTCCAATTAAGGAATACAAACACAAGCCCCATAGCGGTTAACACCATGCCAAATAAAGATATAACGTTAGTGGCGGTTAGGCTAGCCGCCCCGCCAGCAAACAACATAACTATAGATTGCTTTAAGCTAATTAATGACTCTACTTTATCATTCATATTGTTACGTCTCTCGTATATCTTATATTTGTAAATTAATGCAGCCAATGAAAGTATAGTGAAACCTACACCTGAAACCGTTTCGTCACCATCTGCCGCGCATGCCATCATCGGCATTAGAATTAATATCCAACGCACTATAAACCCCTAAGATTATCATTAGGGTGTCTAACCCCACAATTGAGCAAAAAAACGATGAGTCAATCAGGACGCCGTAAGAGTCGTAAAACTCAGCGCCCCCACTATCCCATCTAGTTTGCACACCCCAACGCCAGAAGGCCATTGAGACACATAAAAATGTAATTGCGGTAAACATAATCCGTATGCTTTTAGGGTATAGTCCGTTAAGGTGGGTTGTCGCCATCATGACGAGAGAGGCTGACGCTAGTATAAAAAAATACCTGACAGCCTCTATAGGGGTAACTGTTTGACTAAAAGATATTGCCACGTAATCCGACAACACCTCAAGAGCTAGCCATAAGGCCACGACTAAGCATGTATTGCTGTAGCGATTAAACTTGTACTTATGATAGGCGCACAAAACAAGCATGACCGCACTAAATGCGGCCACAACTTGGTTTGCAAGCATGCTACTTAGAATATCCACTATTCGTAGGATTCTTTTGCTTTTAAATAACTGATTTTTTCACCTTTCCTTTGGTTGGCTTCTTGGCTTTTGGTTTTGGTTTTGGTTTTGGTACACGTGGCATAATTTACTCTCTTAGTCAAAGTGAACGGGTTTAAATAGGTTTCTGTTTGGGCCTCTTTCTTCATCCCATATCAAAGTGGTTTGATAATGTCTAGATAGCTTTTCCCTCGCTGGTTTAGAAAGACCTTTTAATGATATATGGTCTTTATAATCCTCCCTAATTTCAAACTTTCCTGCTCTAACCCCTGATAAATAAGATATTGTTATAGATAGCATCAGGATTATAACACCGATACCTAAAACTATAAAATCCATGAAATCAACCCATCCGTAATGGACTCGCCCGCACACACTACAGCGAAAACAATAACAATTATCACGTTGCTTTTTATATCTATAGGCTCTTTATTTGAGTTTGTCTTGCTAACTGCATCAATATTCTTCATCACAATTCCCCTTGATTAGTTAACGCTACTTTACCTTAGTTTATTAGGCTTAGTGGTCTAACCAGAGGGTTGGATTATGGGGTTATATTATTTATAGACATAGTGGTCATATAGACCGTTTACCATGGATAGGGCTTTACCCTTCCTAAACGTTCTTTAAGCTTTATCTACATAACGATATCAGAATACCTTTTCACATCCCTGTTGGTCGGCCAAACCACAAAACCATGGCATAGACTTCTGTTTATCCGCGGCCTAAACGTTATCATGCAGAGCTTAGTTAAATTTTAGGGCATTTATTGCGGATAGCTTGCTTAAGCTAAGTAAAAAATATCTGGGGGAGTCTTGAAAGGATTTATGCCTGTCTGGT